TAGGTGCAGAATAAGCAACACAGATCCAAGGTCTCATGCCCAGGCGGTAGGAAAGTTCCCACTCACGACCCATATAACAGAAGATACCGATCAGGAAGTGGAAGACGACCAATTGATAAGGGCCACCGTTGTAAAGCCATTCATCAAGTGATGCAGCTTCCCAAATGGGGTAGAAGTGGAGACCAATTGCGTTAGAAGAAGGAACAACAGCACCAGAGATGATGTTGTTTCCGTAGAGAAGTGAACCAGCAACGGGTTCACGGATACCGTCAATATCGACGGGGGGTGCAGCAATAAATGCGACAATGAAGCAAACAGTAGCAGCAAGCAGGGTAGGAATCATAAGAGTTCCAAACCAACCGACATAAAGACGGTTATTGGTGCTTGTCACCCAGTCGGTGAACTGTTGCCAAGTGTTAGTTGATTTTTGTCTCGAAAGAGTTGCGGACATTGTTTTGAAAAGGGTAAGTAAATCCAATGGGTTATTGGACGTTATAAGTATTCCCACCGTACCCTTAGGTGGGTATTAGAGACGTGATTTAGACACCCTAGAGGTCTCGGTTTAAGGGGTGTTCGACAACGGTTAAGAAATGTTTTATTCCTTCGTCGTTGATGTATTTATAATACCTCATCAGAAGACCTTTGTCAACACTTGACACCAGTTCCAAAAGTGGTTAGACTAGGTTTGTCCAGGATGAAAGATAAATTATAACTTATATTCTTCTAAGATATCTAATACTTTATTAAGATACTTATGAGCAAGATCCTTTTCTCCTTGCCATACAGTATCTGGTTCGTTGTAAATATCATTCTTAAGTTTTAGAACTTTTACTTTAAGTTCTTCTTTCATCAAGTAATTCATTCTTGTGTTAATCCTTCAATAAATTTAGATCTCTTTTCCCAAGAGTCTGCGTTTTCATACATATGTCCTTTTTTATATTTTTTATTAATACATTTAGGATCATTTACTTTGGAACAAACAAGGTTATGTAGAGTTTCTTCATTACCTTCTTTTCCCGTACCTGTCCACATGTGTCTACCGTTTAACCAAACGGCTTTACACCTTGGACACTCTTCTCTCTGAACTGAAAGGTCAGAGATCTCTTTATCGGACATTAAAACTGTTCCGTAAGGTACAATAAATTTATTTATAGAATACCTTTTAATAAATAGATTCAGTGTATGAATTTGATAACAAATGAAAAGGTTTCTACCTTTTATTATGTTACTGATGACCGCTGGTGGAGCTACTGCCGGTGAACTTACCTCAAGACATTCTTCCAGTATTCAATTGACTGTTGAAGGACCTGTTGTTCAATCTACAAGAACTGGTTCTTCCTACTCTGTTTCTGGAAGTAATATTTCGGTAACTACATTAGGTGGCCTTACTGGAGGTTCTGCTACTGCTCCTGCCACGATTAGTGCTGGTAGTTATACTATCAATAATGATGGACAAGCATTTAACTTCTCGGAGTCATCCTTTATTGGTGACACTCCTGTAACTTCACAGACTCAACTGTCTAATAACGGAAGATTCGATACCCCTAATCTTTACAGTGAATCTACTACTCAAGTTGGTGGATCTGCTGGCACTCTGGCAGGTACTATTAATACTGCTGGTGATATGACCCTCACGGCTGGTGGTCCTGGTACTACAGCAACAGGACAATTCGTAACAGAATTGGTTGTCAAATAACTTAGATAGATAATCATGACTAGATTACAAGAAGCAATCGGTCTTGGGTTGATTTTAGGTGTAACTCATGGACTGTTCCAATCCTCTGGAGCAGTTCCAGTAGTTCCCAACTTTACACAAGGCAGTATGACTAGTCGTACCGAAACGACTCAAAAGATTACAGAGACCATCAACTCGATGGACTACAGTACAGGTTATCAATACACAATAACTGGAAGTGGTATTACAGCATCAGGTAGTCTTTCACCTGGTACATCTGAATCTTCATCACAAATTGAAGGAGTGACATCAAAATGGATAGGATTAAATACAAGACCAACATTCACACAGACGACACCAGGAGCAGCGTTTCAGTTCACAGAAACCTATCAGGGTCCTGGTTTAAGCAATCAGACGATTATCCAAAGAGAAACAGAAGTAAAAAGTATAACGGATACGACCTCAGTATTCACTCAATAATAGGAGCAATGTTGGTTGGATTATTATCTCCGACTGCAGCACTATCTGAAACTATCGGTGGTGTTAGTGCCACTGCTTCTCCTGTGGCTAACAGTAGTGGTTCTGTTACCAATCAGGCCATCCAGGTTCTCCAGGGTCCGTATATTACGAACACATACGGCAACGGGATCCAGTGTCAGGGTCCTACGCTAAACCTTACACCATATATTACTGGTAGTATATCGACACAAAAACCTTGGGAACCTTATTACAATGACCCTGTGTATGATGTAACGGATAATTTTGGTGCCTTTGATGAAGATGGAAATCCTAAAGGTGATGGGATTTTAGATAATCCTGGTGATGTCATCTTCTATAAGAAAACAAGAACTGGACAGAAAGATAACTATAATCTTGGTCTTGGTATTTCTGCTACTTGGTCGCGACCATTAGATAAAAAATTACAAGACCAATGTAAAGAAGCAGCCGCTGCTAACATTGCAATGATGCAACAACTGACTGCTAATAAGAGATTGGATTTTGAGATTGCAAGACTTAAGAACTGTGGAGAACTTATCAAAAAAGGAATTTCTTTTCATCCCAAATCACCTTATTATTCAGTGTGTGCTGATGTAGTAGTTCAAAATGTAACTACTGTTCCTCCACACAGACACAGTATTCCTTCTACCTCTTCTTCTTCGCCTTCACAGACCTCAAGTTTGCAATCACTTGATTCCGATCCCGCTGCTCTTCTCGGCGCTCCCTTACAGACAGGACAGGGACTGACTTCCCCCTGATAGCAGCAATCTTTTTCATAACTTTCTTGACCGTTGGTTTGATAACCTTTAGTAGGATATCTGCCAGCGGTTTTGCCATAAGTGCTGATGCTGTAGCGACAACAGCAATACCACCAACCTGAATAACTTGACCACCACTAGGGAGACCAGATATGATTTGTTCTGGTATACCAACGTCCTCTGTTATTCTAATACATTCTCTACCAATCAGTTCATATCCTACAACTTTTTGTCTATAACCATTGACATAAGATCCTACAGGTTCTTTTGATTCTTGAATAGGTGTAGGACAGTTGATAGTAACTGCTTCAGGTTTTGGTGGTACTTCTATTGTTGGAGAAGGAGATGGTGTTTCTTTTTTTGGAACATCTCTAGTGTCTACCCTACTGGGACGTGTTGGAATTATCTGTTCAGGTTCATACTGAATAGGATTAAAACTAGGGAGACTAGAATCACAATACGTAACCAATCCTCTTTCGTCATCAGACTTGACTTGGTTGTTCTTCGGGTTGTTCGTTTCATGTGCCTCTACACATCCTGGTATCTCAACAATAGGAGTTCCTAAGTTAACAGTAACTGGTGGAGAGAATGTTTGAACTGGTGGTATACCAGTAAAAACATTATCTATTGGTATGAGACTGATATTAAAGTCACCAATCAGAATATCATTGGTTTTGATAATTGGAATATTCATCAATCATCAGAAAACAAATTTACAATGGCAGTGAATACTGAATGGAAGATTACATACAGAAAAAACTCCCCTTCACCATTCTTTTTCTTTTTTCTTTTAAGCGTTGTCATAATCTCCCCTACATGATACTAGGTCTATTTAACAAGTCTCATCAATTTTTCAGAAAGGAAGTACTGGACCTGTAGTAGTTGGAGGTTCTGGTATAGAAGAATCTACAATACCTGGAAGAGCATTTGTAATTGACTCTGTAACTCCTTGAATCAACTGAGACTTTATATTATTAATCATGTTATCCTTCTCAAGGTAGATCTTAGTTCCACCAACAACAACACCAAGAGAAACTAATCCTGAGAGAAGAGCAATAACGTTAACTATCTTCTGCATCTTTTTGAATCCTATTCATAAGTTCTTCTTTATCTATATCCAACTGTCTTTTCAATTTCCTTCTCATAAATTCCATTCTCACTCTCAGAGGTAAATATCTGATCTGTAAGTTAATATACACAAACAGATTTGTAGTGTTCTCAATCCCAGCATATGCAACCATTAATATGACAATGGCTGTGGTTAAATAGAAACCAATCATTAGATTCCTCTTTTACTATTTACGGAAGGAATAAGTTGATAGGATAATTTATCTCTCAACTTTTCACATCTTTCTATATCGTATTGTTTGAAGTGTCCTCTCTTCTCAGAGTGTTTGTAATAATGTAATGCATTTTGGATGATGGTAAAGTCTTCCATCGTCAATTGAAAATCAAATAAGTGTTCCATTTGCTCTCCGAATTTCTCGCAGTTCTTCGAAGTCTTTTTGCTTAGTTCCGCCATCGTAGCTCCAAGCGTAGCCTTCTGTAATCATTTGCTCGTTAAGGGACAACTCTGCATCCCCAATGTATAACCAGCCAAGAAGACGCCCATATTTCCCAACGCCACCAACAAGTTCAGTCCTGATAACGAGATCATCGTCACCAGAAATAGCACCTTCCAGTTTCTCTTTGAGCCAGTTGGTTGCGTCGTAGCCAAGTGCCTTCTCTTCTGCGTCCTTAGTTCGTTTCTCTGGCGTATCAACTCCTGCAACTCTAACTCTTTCTTTCTTGTATAAATCAAACCCAAGGTCAATAGTACAATCTATAGTATCTCCATCGACCACTCGATTAATCTCAATTACTCTGAAGTTGTAGCACGATTTCCTGCTTGGTGGTGTCATCGCTCCCATGTCTTATCTCCTGTGATTCTACTGATACAGCAATTCCTATGATAGTAACTACGGCAGATATAACTGCAGCAGCACCAGCAATCCATATTTCATTTTTACGGATTCTTCCACGCAATTCATTATCAAGTGTTTTGAGTTTTTCCTCAGTCTTATCTATACGACTGTGAACCATCTCAATACGACGAATGGCATTTTCTAATGTACTATCAATAACAGAAACACCAGATGTCTCTGCCTCTAGAGCATGAATTCTCTCACGATAACTTTCAATCTTACTTTCTAATACTGCAAGTTTGGAATCCTGTTCAGCATCCTTATTCGTCAGGTCGCTCATCTTCCAATTCCTCAAAAGCAAGTTTCATAATTGTATATATGTAATATGACACACCAAAAAGAAGTATCATCAAACTAATGATGACACTCCAGGTAGGATTATTGAAATTTTCTAACGGTTTCAATAATAAGTTCATGGGTTTTGTGGATCAATTCCTAATCGTTTCAAATACTCAATCCACCAATCGGCATCCTTGATATATCTCCAGTTGGGAACCTCCTTACCATTCTCCACAACATAATATTGATGAAGAGCTTCATCGATAGTCTGTGCGATCTCCATATTCCTCTTCCTCTGCATCAACATCTTCATATGGGTTTCCCAAATATGGTCCTCGTTCTCGTAGAGGTTCTTTTCTGACATAACTCTGTTCGGTATTAACGGCTTCAATCCAAACAGCCAGTTTCATCACAACGAAGATAATGATGAGTGGTGTAAAACACCCGACTAAAATTACGGGGTTCATTTGTGTTTCCTCGTAAAAGGTTCCCAGTGTTCCCATCCATATTTATGAATTGCCCATATACCAACAATTGGTACTACAATTAATATTGTTGTTAAGATACCCAGTGTGAAAGAGTTCTCCATAGTATGTCTGACAATAATTTTTATACTTTCCATGTCTTCCAAGGGTCTGGATTATGGACACATGAGTTTGGATGTGCCCATTGTTCTTCTTCTTTCATAGCCAGTTGATGTCTCAATCTTCTGATCTCTTCTTTCAACCAGTGATTTTCATTTTTTAGTTCTTCAATGTGCTGTTCCATTTCCATTATAGTTGTCGGTATCATAGTAACCACCCTTTCTAGCACCGAAGTAAATTGTAGTTAAAACAAAAGGCACCGCTACAATCAGCAGTGCCCGTCCGAATAAATGCTCCATGTTTTTTTATTTGGAATATGTGAAATAGTTGAAGTCAATACGAACCATTCAGATGCTGTGGAATGGACCACATACTTTTTGTCATTTACTGTAACGACATATTTTTTCATAAATTGTGATGCATTAATTTACATGTACTGTACCAACCATACCTGCACCCTTATGAGGTCCACACCAATAAGTATAGTCACCTGCTTCAGGGAATTCAACCATAAAATCTTCACCTGGTAACATTGCCAGAGCTTCATGACCAAGTTCAGGATGATCTTCCACAACCACATTGTGTGGTGGAAGCATGTTGTTTACAAAGTGAACTGATTCTCCTGCTGATATTGTAATCTCTGCTGGATCAAAAACAAGATTTCCATTTGATCCCATTTGAACATCAACTGCCCATGCTGGAGTAGATAAGAAAAGTGTAGCAAGAAGTGCGAAAAAGAACTTCATATATCTAACACAACTACACTATCTATGATAGAAATCGGTCTTTATACATAGGGTTTGTTTTGGCTTCCTGACTTATTAACAATCGTTGAATACTGAACCTACTTCAGAACCAATTTCAGATCCTGCTTTTTGACCCAGAAGTGACATCCAACCTGCTGCTAACCATCCAACATAAGGAATGTTAACAACTGCGGGAACAAGAAGACCAGTGGCAATACTAGTCCCTGCCATCGCACCTTGTGACCGTGCTCCAGCGTCCGCCACGATACAATCTATGTTTTCCACACCTGACTTTCCCTCGCCGTCTATTACGGCACCTCCTATGTTACGGGTTCCTTCCATGGTGTATTGATCTCTACGATACTCATTACGCTGTTCTGTCCCACCACCAAACAATCCCCGTTTAGTTTTATCAAGATTCATTGACCTTTCAGATTCTAGTATCTTAGGGTCATTTGCTCTATATTCTACAATATAACCATCCTTTCCACTTTGAATTCTGTAAGAGGAGTAGTCTCCACTGGGGAGACTTATTACAGGATGTTTAGTTGAATTAGAAACTTCAATAAGATGACCCAATACACCAACATGTGCAATGGCAACCACTCCACCCACACCAATACCAAACCATTTTAGTAAAGTCATGATTTCTTAGGTTCAACAGCGGAAACAACTTCAGGTTCTTTTTTCGCTACTGCTTTGCCATTTCCATTGCCACCACCCGTTTTAGCAGGAGACAATCCAAATGCAGCTAGCGATCCAGAGAAGACCGAAGCGATGAAGGTAGGGTCAAAGTCAAGAATCTTTTGACCGTTAGGTAAGCGAACGTAACTAAAGGTTAGGAGAGAAGCAGACCAAATAAGTACAACAACTTTCACCAAATTACCAAGGACTTCACTTTTATCTTCATGCTGGTCGTCTTTCTCTTCTACCTTTGCTTTGGATTTGTTGCCAAGCATAGGTATAGGAGTAAGGCGAAATTATTTATAAAAAAGGGGGTCACCTGGACCCCTGATAAACTGGTTGCATCATCCCTTTATCTGGTCCGTCGTCATCATCAATATCAGAAGATTTGAGAAGAGAAATGATAATACCTATTGTAGCAATACCCGTAAACACATCTATTAGTGTTTCAGTGTTCATCACCAGATGCCTGGGATAATTTGCCCTGTGGTTGCGTATGCACCCATTGCGGCAATGACACCAATCATTGCTGCCCAACCATTAATACGTTCTGCTTTTTCGTTCATTGTTCGTTCTCCTGTTTTGTTTTGTTGTAAATAATAACTTTTTCACCGTCGTGGGTGAATACTAGTTCATCATCATGTGCCCAACAGAGTTCTTCATATAGGGCATTTAGTTTCTCCATGTCTTCATAGAGTTGATTGGGGTTAGGCATACTTATCAAACATTTTACGAATGTTTTGTGTAATTCCCATACCACCAACAAACTCTTCTAGTTTGTTTCCTTCCTCATCAGTAATAATGAGAACAGGAGTTGCAGTCACACCATAACGCTTTGCAAGGTCAAGGTTTTCTTGTGGAATAGGAATATCACTTACATCTTCGAGATCAACTTTTTCAAGAAGACTGGTACGCTCATCTTTAATAGAAATCATGTACTTGTCCACTAACATACATGGACCACAGGATTCTTTTGAGAAAAGATAAAACTTATTCATCAGTACAAATTTTCTTCTTGTTCGGTTTCAATCACACAATCAGA